GTTGTAAACACCGTTTCTGAACGAGCTTGCTTCTGTGTAGAAGTAGGCTCTTCTTCGTATGAGTAGTCAGTAGAATAGTAAAAGTCGAATCCATTGTCACCAAACGATAGTATACGCAGCTCAATACTGTAATATCGTATCTTTACTGAGTTATCGTTGTAGCCATACCATTCAGATTCCCATTCGTGTCCGGGATTGTTTGTGGCCGTTATAGTTAACGTTGCTGCGGCTTCACTTAAAGTAGAGATTAATGCCTTCTGGCCCCAAGTGTTGCTGTTTGACATTACCTGTAAAGGTCCAAACTTATCAGTAGTTTGACCTTGGGCAATAGTCCATTCTGGTGCATTACCCAATAGGAAGTACCCATCCACCGTTGTAGATATTGCAGACCAATAAGATGCCTCTGGTGTTTCTACATTGGTACGGAATGACCACATAGGCACCTGTGGTGTAAGATGCAACACAGCACCGGTATCTGGAATAATATTGTCAGCAGTTGGATAGTGCATCCAAACTTCACGCTCCTTAGCACTGTAGGCGGCTACAGTTTTATGAAGCATAGGCATATTTCTTCGCTTGAGCTCTTGATCAATACCACCACTAATCTTTTGTACTTCCAAGCTTGCACCACCATTAAGGCCTCCAGTCAACATGTAGATGCCTTGTTCATTCATAAACACAACACCCAACTGAGGAATAACGACGACACTGTTTGGAGCTGTTGTTCCAATAGTGCTGGTGATGGTAGACATGTAGTAAGTATTGTCTCCAAACGACACAATGTTTATGGCACTTTCCCTGAATACAATCAGATTGTTATAAAACGCTTGTACTTGTGTGATATCTCCACCAAACGCACTTGGTACAGTAAAGTAGTCAGTCAAACCAAACTGCTCAAAGATCCCAGACTTGCTATAGATTAATCGGTCACCTTTGGCCAGCCATAGTCGATTATCCCAGACTTCACCATAACGCCAATCTGTATTGGTGATTGCGCTTTGTGATAGTGTTGGTGCTGTATCAACTAGATATCTATCTGGTAAAGCATCTACGTAGAAACGACTACAGTTTTCGTTTATCTGAGTTACAAAGTAAAATATCTTACCATTGGTGTTAATCTCTTTGGTTCTATATAGTCGTCTGGCAACAGTGCCCACAGGCCCCACTGGAAGGTCTAAGACCACACCATAACGATAATCAGCACTAGACCCATCCAGTCTCCAGTCAGTGCTTTGTACACCGCTTAATGGAGATTCAGCACCCAAGTCTGATATAAATGACATTCTGTATTCATACTCATAGTTTTGATTCTCTTCAACATCACCTAGACCATATACAGTAGCCGGCCCAAAGTACACAGCTGGCGCAGTAAGCACACCGCCATCTTGATAGTCTGTATCTACATCTTGTGGATCTGCACCACCAGTAGAGATAACAAAACCAAAATCACGCCAAACTTCGTCTCCACTGAAAAGTATGGCTCTATCTCGGCCATTGATAATAAGTAGGCTGGATCCAAGGTTAATATATTGGCTGCCAATGTCACCCAGTTTAGGCACATAGCGATCACTATCAACGAGAACAATATCGTCGTCATAAAATGCGCCGGTATATGTACTTCCTTGACCTTTGTTTCCAAGAATGTAATATAGCTTTCCACCTTGTTCCACAAACGTGTAAACATCATTGGTGCCTTGTCGCTTCCATTGGTAGCATGAATCTACCTTAGCACTAAAATAATCGTTTAAGAAACTAGGATTTACTGTCCAGCTTGAAGGTGCTTTCCACCAAGATTCAAAACCAACGTCACCAACCCATCCACCCTCAGGTGAATATCGACAGTTTAAGACATTAGCCGCATCACCAAACTGTGGTATTAATACTTGATTTACACCACGGCAAGGCACAAAGGAGCGTAGCCGTTGTGGTTTCATGACAGTCTCCTTAACGTACTACCATCATACGTGGGCTGACCATAAGCCATGTGGAATCGACCCCTTACCACTCGTTGATCAATCTTATCAACGTATCGTTTGGCCAATCCATTGACTTCTTTCATGTACTTGCGTTCATAGGTTGTGGCCAATCCTTGTTGACCTAACTTCAAGTAGATATCTTCAAGAGCCTTGTATACAATCAGCTGGTGAAACTCAAACGGCATCTTTGGCACATCTGTGGACAACAACAAGTCCTTTGGCTTTTCAAGGTATCGGATAACACCTTCACGTACATAGTCATGGTATACAATAATTTCTGCACCATTGGTAACTTGCTCTACTTCAAAGTCGTAGCCATTAACCCGTGGGTATGGCCGGATGCGCTGGTGTAAACCATCAATCTCAATGTATCGCTTGGAGCCATTGTCCAGCTGATTGGTATTCAGTATCTCTACATTACTAACAGTATCTGGAACAACCAGTTCATCTAAATAATCAAGTTCATTTCTAACACTACCACCAACAGTAACATATAACCAACATGGCAGTCCTCTACGTTCACCGGTAGTTTTATCAAAGTTCTTATTCCACAAAACAACCTTACGATAACCTTCCCATTGTGTGGCTACTTGATCTTTATCATTGTATCCATCAGCCTGTATAACTTCATCATCCCAAGATATAAACTTTACATTAATACCCCTGTTTGATTCGTCTATTGTAATAATAGTAGATTCTGATAGGCCCCCAACTTTTCCATCTTTTACAAATGCCCAGCATAGCTCGTAAGACTTGCCGTTTGGAAAGTTACCGGTTGCTTCAGTAACTTCTAGTTCAATCTTTTCTCCCGGAGGAATAATCAAACTTGGACTAGTTATGTACCCTTCAGCATATGACATTTCACGGTCAACACGCAAGTCTAAGTCCTCTTCACGTCTTGGAAGAATAGCCGTAGACTTACCGTATGGATTCTGTGAACCTGTTACCGATACGTATGGGTAGTCACGATGGCCTAGATACAGTAGTTCCAAACAATCTTCTGGAAGGTCATACCAACGCTTCTTTATCTTCCAGCTTGTATAGTCTGTATAGGTTGTACCCTCATACGCTCGATCCAATAATATTTCTGTTCGAGAAATTACTTTGGAAATAGTGTATTCCATAGTATCAATCTCAATTGGCTGACCTTCCCAGATATCTGGGTTGTGCAATCGGTCAATAGGTGCGCTCAATGTGGCTTTACGTTCACCTCTGGTAATATTCATATTCACAGATGCCAACGCAGTATTTTCAAGGTCAGTAAAGGCAGTAATATCTACATGAAAACGAAGCGTTGATAGCTTCGTTGCAAAGTTCCATCGCTTCATCGTCCAGATGCTGTAGTACGCATCATTAATCAGCTCATCAACTTGGTCGTTAAACTGTTGGAGTTCTGGAGAATAGTCCGTGATATTCTTAATCTTTTCACGCAATGCTTTGAGATTGGCCATGTGACCTCCAAGAAAAAAGGGTGGGTGCGAACACACCCACCCTTAACAATCAACACGAGTAAACAAACTTAGAATTGCTTAATCACAAAAACCGTAGCAACGTTAGCAACGTCTGCTTCTGCTGCAATAGCAACAATAGGTAACGCTTCAGTACCAGCATAAACTGCAGCTTGACCGCCAGTGCCACCAGCGCACAATGGAGATCCAGCAACAGTAGCACCAGCAACATTTGCACTTTCATGAATACCAGCGATAGTAACATTAACAGTTTCACCAGTAGCAGCACCAGTAAGAGCAAAGCCAATAGCGCATTTATCTGTGGCAGTACCAGTATCGGCTTTGACAACATAAATGCCTTTATCGCCATCATTGGTTTTGCTTAAGTCCAACGATACCAAGTCATTAGCAGCAATTGTTTCAGAAGCAATAAACGTTTCGACTTGAGATCGATTCATTGCTTCAATGCCAACTCCAACAGTACCACCAGATGGTAACGCATTGTATTGAGAGGTTTCTAGATATTGAATAATATTTTGAGTAGCCATGACTATCCCCCTTATTAGTAAGTTTCAGCGTTAGTAAGGATACCACATGAACCAAGATGGTCAGCGATTAACTGCATTTTAACATACAATTGTGCTGCTCGTGCAGTGGTTCCTGAGATATGCTCAAACGGAGATACAGCAAAGTCAGCATCTTTATGCATGCAAAGCTTCACACCATCGAAGTTTAAGAAGTAAGCAGATACTTTGTTAAGACCATAATCAAAACCAAGTTCAAGATCTTGTTCAACTACAGCACCACCAAAGGCCAACTGCATACGTCCACCGTCAAGAGTTTTCTCGTTGATATAACGCTCGTTTTGAAACAAAGCACGACGGTAGTTAGCCATACATGCTTCAGACATCAATACAGCCTGTACTTCACCCATGTGAGTTACAGTGTTTGCTTGAATAGCCAGCTGTTGCATGTATCGAATACCATCATTACCAAATGCAGAACCAACATCTTGGAATTGGTTTTGCCAACCAGTAGTAGATTGGTAAGTAGTTTTACTTACACCACCAACAGTATTAACCTGTGATCCAGCAGCGACAGCCTCAAGGAATCCACCGGAGACACTACCATTAAGAGTATTAACGCTAGTCAAGATAGTAGAAGAACCAGCCAATAGCTGCTTGTTCAGTTCACGACGAAGCATACCCATAACAGAACGCATACGAGCTTCGACAATCTTTACGATAGCCTTTTCGCCTTGGTTCTCTAACTCTTCTTTCTTAGTGATAACGATAGGAGCAGTAAAGTCAGCCCACTCGTAAACAGCAGGTTGCAATACGTCTTTAACAGCCAAGTTAACTGCTTCGTATCCAGTAGGAAGGTTAGTAATCTGAGAATGTTCAGCGATAGAAAGAGGACGTTGGATCTTGATACCACCATCTTCGTATTCAATACCGTTGAATCGTTTTGCATTGTCTAGGAATGCAACTTTTTGAAAGAGTTCGTCAACTTCGCCATCACGAATGGAGTACAAGGTTGACGATAGCAAATCATTAGAAATAGCCATGATAATCACCTATTAGAGTTTATTTTGTATGAATCCAAAAAACGTGTTCCATTCGGAATGTCTGTTGTCGGGGTGCTACGTGTAGTCCTTTCAACAATGTTATCATACAGTTATGTTATTGGATTGTCAACACAATCCTTGTTTGAATTGTTGTAAAAGAGTATAAAGCCAATTGCCCGGACACTCAGTATTGCCAAAGTCACGATGGCCATAAACGTCTGAACGCTGAAGATTATAGTCCTCAAGTAGCATCTTAAGGGTACCGAACAATGATTCTACTTGTGCTGTTGTTGGTGGTTCTTGACTGGTATTTCCAGTAACACAGATACCAATAGAGCCTTTGTTATGGCCCTTACAATGCGCACCAGTCTTGTTTATGTGTCGCCCTCGTTCCAATGTGCCATCACCCAAAATAATATAATGATAGCCAATGTCGCTCCAGCCATTGCCGTTGACATGCCAGTCACGAATCTGCGAAACCGTTGTGTCTCTTGGCGATGCGGTATGATGAACAATAATCTTGAAAACATCACGTTTACCCTTAGGCATAGATTACCTCACTTCTTAGCGTTTTGACTTTTGTGGTATTGGTATGCTTCCCATGCATCCCTAAACTTGGGAGTACCGGAAGGTGTAACTGACTTACCAGTAGACGTTTTACGCAAAGTTTCACGACGTTCAGAACGTTGGGCCGCTACTTGGGCACGCTCAGACTTCAATCGCTCTGCATCAACTTTGGCCTTTACAATGTAAAACGCATCTTCTAGTTTAAGCTCTGGTCGTGCCTGTAGCATTTGAGCAACAGGAAGTCGGTAATCATCGTCCATCAGTTCTGGGTTGTCAGACTTAAACTGTTCCAGCTGCATCTTGCGCTGCTTCATCTGAATCTCTTGCTGTGCTGGCTTCATCATATCTTGCAGCATTTGTGCAGCTTGACGACGAATCTCGGCTTGCATACCTTCTGGTGTGTACAAGTCGTAGTCTTCTTGGTCTTTGGCCAACTCTGCTTCTGCTTGCTGTAAGTATGGGTTGTTTACAGCCAGTTCTTGTTGATGCAGCAAAGCACGTTGCTGCTCTTCTAACTCTTTACGCATCTGTGCAATCTCTTGCGTTTTGCGAGTATATGAAGAACGGATATTGGCCACATGCTTACGTACATCTTCTGGAATATGCTTCATCCACTCGTGTAGTGGTTTCATCCCAGTGTGGTTGGCATCCTCTGTAAACTCTTCGTATTCATCTTCATTAATGTCCAATAGGTCATCAATCGACAGCAGCTCTTCTAGCGTCATTGCTACAGTATCTGCTTCTGGGTCTACTTGTGCTGCATCTGCAACATTGGTTTCTACGGCTTCAACAGTCTCCGAACCGGAGGTAGTGTCATTCATCGTCATTTTCCTTTTTTGTAAGACTTAGTCTTTTTGGGTTTGATTGCTTGGTTTGCCTTTACGGCTTTTAAACGCTTCTTGGCAGCTGCCATGGTAGGAGACTTGCCCTTTACATTCTTAATCTTGTAGCCACTTTTGGTTTTCTTAATTGGCATCACATACGCTCCATAAACAAGGCATCTACATCCTCATCTTCCATCTTGTCATTAGATGCCATGTTAGGTTCTTCGATCTCGGTATCTTCACCTTCTCCTTGTGGCATGTCCTTAAGATATTTTTTAAATGAACGGTCATTCACTAAACGATTAAGCTTGCCGGCCAACATGTTTACATTCTCGTCTCCAGTGACTTCGCTCATGTCAAAGTTCATCTCCTCATCGAGAATGCCCTCTTCGATAGCACCATTCACAGCACCTTCAAACATAGCCAAGACACGTACAAAGTCTGTTGGAAACTCTGTAATGTCCTCATTGAATGATGGGTAGTCTGGAGTTTGATCAAACAATGGCAGCAAGCGGTTGGTTGCCTTTACCAGATTGTTCAATGCCTTGGCAGTAAAACGGCCACGAGGTGCCATATCACCAAACATACTTTCATCTTCTTGTTCCGCTCCCTGAATCTCAATCTCCATTGCCATTCCGGGTTGGTTCATCATTTCTTCTTTCATTTTGTACCCCATGTTTTATCTAGTTTACCGCTCACTGCATCCTGTGCTGGAAATGCAGCAACGACGGCTTCTTCTTTTGTTTTACCACTTTTCAAGGCGGTTGTGTAGGTTTCGATGCTTTTATCTTGTTCGGCCACCCTAGCCTTCTGTGTTTCGACTGCGCTATCCCAACGGTCTTTTGGCAAGTCAGCCTCACACACAAAGCCACGAGATTCCATAATCTTTTGCTCTGTTTGTGGAGATTCTACGTGTTTGCCCAATGCTTTACTGAAGTATCCATTCACACCATAGCGACTTGTATTCCAGCTACTGTGGGCCCGTGGCGCACGAATCATTCTATATAACTTACCACCACAACCACTATCAATAGTGTCCATCCCACATATATCTGGGTCTGGCTCATTAAATCTTACGATAACCGTATGTTCCTTATCACAGTGATGACAACCGTATGTGTACCGTGGCATTAAATACCTCCTCCAAGCATCTGTGCTATTTGCTGTGTGGGTACTTCACCTTGTGCGCCTACGTCACCGGGTAATGTATTCATAGCGGCTTCTTCTGGTGCGCCTGACATCCCTTGTTGTGGTAGTGGTGGTTGTGGTGGTGTTTCCATAAAAGATTCTGGTAAGTCATAAAGACGTACTATTTCCTCTTTAATCTTCTCGGGAGATACACCAAGCTGAGTAAGCACTGGCAGCAGCTGCACTAAGTTACTACGCTTTAAAGCCTCAGACAACGGTGTGCTTGACTGGTCAAGTGCCACAATACGAAACTTGGCATCCAAGTCCTGTACGGTGATCACCTTGGGTAGCTGATTCACTTGAATCACTGCTTGTTCATTATCTTCAGTCAACAAGCTAATCGTCCGCAAGTACACCAATGCCAATCTCTCAATCGCATTGTCACGCTCACGGGCCAACT